AACCTGCAAAATATGTAAAACAAAATATTTATGGAGAACCCGCTCATTTAAACAATCCTGCATGTAATTGTATTGTAAATCGCAAATTCTCAAATAGTGGTTATATCAATCCAGCAGTTCGATTTTCTAGATATAACGTAAAATAACACCATCAAAATACAAAAATGATCTAAAATGACCCAACAAATGTCTAGTATGATCAGAAATGAATGATACTAGATTACAAACGAAGAGTTTTACGACGTGAAGAATTTGGGACGAAATTTTTATTGTTCTCAATGGCGCGTAAAAGACGTAATTGTCGGGTAGCGTTTTTCTTAGAAGTGCATTTTGCAAATACTTTTTTGGAACGTTTATTTGAAACACGATAGCAGTTTTTACCGGATACTTTGCGAACTCGATAAGGCATTCTATAGAAAATATATAGAAAATTTATAAAGAAATATATACAACGAAAATAAAATTACCATTTCGCACATAAAATGCGAAACGGTATAGACCTACCATAACATATTTTTGAACTCGATGTTCAATAAAAATATGCGCTGTTTCGAATAAATTATTAGATTGTTTTAGTTTTTATAAGGATTTGTTATTTTCAACAAAAATGCGAATGTATTGTAAACTCAAGCACGAATGCACTAACATATACATTACAAGTGGGATATGGAGCGGTTTCGAAACATTATAAATGGTTATTTGTCTTTATACAGTTTTACCAAAAAATATTTAGATATTTTGACTGGGTTTAAAACCCTAATACTGGGTTTAAAACCATAATAAAATGTATCGCGAAAAAATAAATAGAATGGAAGAAAATGATGATACAGATTTAGATATTTCATGGATAGAAGAACAAGAGAAAATACAAAACATAGATAAAAATTATTTTAGAGAACCAATGGATGCAATTGACATTCACATTATTTATATTAATGCAAACCTATATATTGAAAGTATAACAAAAGAAAAACACGTTTTGACGAAAAGGGAGAAAACCACCGTTCTTGAAAAAGAGCGAGTATTACAAATTATTCAATCGAAAAAGAAAACAACACCCTTTTCCAAATACAAATTCATGGACGCTCTATTATACAATGTTGAATTGGAACCAGAACAAATACAAAATTACGCAAACACACAGGAAAATACAATATCTTCGACGTCATCATTTTTAAAACCTGTAAAAATATTGGAAGACGTGACAATATCACATTCTATTTTCGTATTTCATGGAATAAATGCTCTCTATTTTTTTTTCAAAGAAGAACCGAGAACAGATTTGACAAATGCAAAGAGTAAATCCATATTGAAAATGGAGGGAGAACAAGCAACACCGCATAAAATTACCAAAAAAGTGAAAATCGTACTTCGCAAAAACCAATCTACAACAAAGAAACAGAAAAACATTTAAACACATTACTGCATAATAAATAATGATGTATGAAGAAGAATACCCGGAATTACCGATAATTGAAAAACATAAATATTACAGAGAAGCAATAACATATTTTTATTATTTCTTTTCGAGAACTCAAAACATCGAAAATTTACGCGGCCAATTCGATGATTTTATGCAGGTTCTCAAAAACGACATAGAAAAAGACACAAATCAATACGAAAAATATGTTTTACAAATTTACAAATTAGCATTGCATATACGCGATCCGTTTCAAGGAAAAGGAGAGCATGATATTTCGTATATGATGTTGGATGTTTTTTATCTTTATTTTCCAGACAAAGCGTTGTATTGTTTATATCAATGGCTCTATCCTTCGTTTAGAGAACAACCATTTGGATGCTGGAGAGATATAAAATATTTATGTGAATATACAAAAAACGACGAACTAATCGATATTTGTATTGAAGCAATAAACGGCGAACTCGCAAAAGACATGGATATTTATTCAGAATTAAATGGTAAAAATGTGCCAACAAAAGATGTGAGAAACCAGATATCCAATGCGGCAAAATGGGCACCTCGTGAAAACAAACGTTTTGACTGGCTATTCGAAAAATTGGCCATCCATTGGAGCAAGAAAACCATGCCATATTTATTCAACCAATCCAATTCGGAAAATAGTTATCAATCTGCCATACGTAAAGCAAAAATGAATTATCGTAAAACTATTTCTCAATTGAATAAAATTTTGGATACAACAGAAATAAAACTTTGTTCTCAAAAATGGAATAAATTGACCATAGAGAACATTCCGCAATTGGCTTTCGTAAAATATAAACCGGCTCTATGTAAATATATTTTTGATACACCCGATAAAATATTAGAACATTCTTTTTATAGTGAAGACAATATGAATCGCTTAGAATGTTCTCTAAAAACGAAAAAACATTTGAATAACAAATATTATCCCGAGGGCGAATTTGAACCAGACAGACCCCATTCAACATACATACCTTTTTCTATTCCATTGTCGAATCTCGTAAAAGAAGCATTTTCATTATTACAGAATAAAAACCATATACAAATTGATATTTTGAACAATCAGTGGTCGCGATTATCTAGCATCATAGGAAGAGATAATCTTGAAAATATGATACCTATTATTGACATGTCATTTTTGAGCAAACAAACGGATAGTTATTATACGGCAATAGGATTTGCATGTCTAGTAGCAGAACGTAGCACATTTGGGCGGCGAATTTTAGTTATCGAGAACAATCTTACATCTGTTAATTTACAAAATGAAACGTCGCTCTTTGGAATGATATGTAGATTGAATGAAGATACCAAAAATCAAGTTCATAGTGCATCGGATCCAATTCATGCGCTAGAAGAATTGGTGAAATTAACAAACAAAGCACAATTGAATAGAAAAGAAATGAACGATCTCACTCTGATTTATTATCAAACCATTCCTTGGGCCAACAAAGAAAATTTGCATACTGCAATAGAGAACATTTTTACACCCAAAAAGTGTCCAAAAATAATATACTGGAATTTATGTCAAACAAACAAAGAAATGATATTACCCGGTCCCCCCGTAGAAAAAGAAAAATGTATTTTATTATCAGGAGAGAATGCGAATTTGATATCGAATTTACATATAAAAAAATCGAATAATTACGATATGATAACCGAAATCTTGGACAAAATAAAAATTTTTGAATTTTAGGTGTAAAATACATAAAACCATGTAAAAGCATAAATATTATAAATATATAATATATATGGCATTAAAAAAAGAACCTATTGAATTAGTCAATTTAACCAAAGAAGAAAAACTCGATTTTTTATCAGAGGGATCCTATGGTTGTGCCTTCAAAAAAGAAGAGCCAAAAAGCCGTAAAACAAAAGTAATCGTAAAAATTCAAAAACTAAATAGTGGAGCAATCCGCGAAGATAACATTGGAAAAATAATAAAAAAAATACCGAAATATTCACTATATTTTGCGCCTATTTTAAAAACCAATGTAATAACTCTGGGAGAAGTAACCGACGAAGAAATAACAAAATGTACGATTATTACGGAGGAAGAAGACGAAAAACAAAAATATGTGACAAATCGAATAAAATACGTAGGTAAATACACATTGGGTGATTATATATACGAGGTATTCAAACATAAACCCAAACAGTTTTTGAGAACATTTTATACATGTTATTTTGATATGCTTTACAATGTTTATTTATTAAACCAAAACGGTATCATACATTTTGACATGAAAGAAAACAACGTTATATATAGCGAAGAACATGAACGACCGGTACTTATTGATTTCGGACTTTCAATAGATACCAAACTTTTGACTCCTGAAAAATACTCGGAATATTTTTTTACTTATGGATATGATTATCCACCCTGGTGTTTTGAAGCGAGTGTAATTAGTTATGGTGTCGACGAATTTAAAACAAACTTGGATAAAGAATTAGTGACAGCGGAGCAAGTAGAAAAACTATGCAATAATTTTACAAATATCAATCCAATATTTTTTAATGACGGCGAGACCGGACATAAAGACATTTTTACAGAAGAAGAGCGCGTCGTATATAATAAAAAATTAAAAGAATATTTGAGACCCTTTATAGGAGCGGCTTGGAAACTCTTGGTAAATTCACAGATGAAATTTATTGACACATGGGATATTTATGCAATTCATGTAATGTTTTTGCTATTTGTATACCATCTTCATATTGACGAATACAATAAACAAGAATTTCGATTCATACAAATATATTTGACAAAATTAAAACGTGAAATAACAGCTCTTCCAACTGAGCGTAAAACTTATCAAGAGATTAGTAGCGAACTAACGCGGGACTTTGGGCAATCAAATAGACGCGGGGTCGAATATATTGTGAATTCATTCCATAAAATTTCGGACGATGAAGAAAAAATGGCTGCAGTAAAGTTGAAATTAGATAAATTACAATTACGCGAATTGAAGCGGGAAAAGAGGATGTTTAGTTTATGAGTATATGAAGCGTAAAAATTGTTTAGACACATATTATAGACAATTTTTTATAATTATATATATATATATATACATGTCCTCAAACACAACTAGCCGTATAAATAGAATACCATCATCATTATCGCTTTCATCTTCAAGATCTTCAAAAAGTTCTCGGAAAAGTTCTTCAAATAACACAAAAAAAAGACAATCCAAGAGAAAAACGAAAAGAGCAACGACACCATCCTCTTGGACGAACCACGTAAAAATATGTGCTGAATTATATGGTGTAAAATATAGTTTCGCAAAAGGTGATTATAATATGTCAGTTTTATATTATGATAAAAAACATCACGATGAAAATGGTAATATTCTTTATCCAAAAAAACTTAACAAAATAGGCAGACCAGTTGATAGTATGCTAACTCGTAAGCCATGGACAGGAGAAGCAATCCGTAATCCAGACGGTATTTCTGCAAATGTTATTTTAGTATAATGATTATTTGGAAGACATCACATAAAATCTATTTTTGTACGTTTTTTTATATTTCTTATAAACATCCTCGTTTGAATCCCCCGTTTCATCTGCCATTTCCTGTATCTCACCCTTTATTTGTTCTGTATATTGGTTGCAATAATTATTGTATGCGTCTTCTGGTCGAGAATCAAGATGCTCCTTGATGTGCAAATCCATATGTTCGAGAACGGATTTATCGAGAGAAACATAGGATTTTCTCTCTTTTTTGACCGAATCCTTTTCTGAAT